ATCGCTGGGCGGATGCCTACCTGAATCAGATATGGCTCAATAACGCCCTGCAACTGGCGTTGATGACACTGCTGACGACGGCGCGGTCGGTCCCCTACAACGCGGCCGGCTACGCCATGATCGAGGCGGCGTGCAACGATCCGATTGCGGCCGCAGTCAATTTCGGCGCGATCCGCACCGGCGTGAATCCGTCGGCGCTGGAAATCGCCGAAATGAACCAGACCGCCGGGATCAAGATCGATCAGGTCATGGCGACCCGCGGCTGGTATCTGCGCATCGGCCAGGCGACGGCGCTGGTCAGGGGAAACAGGGGAAGTCCGCCGATCGTCTTCTTCTACATGGACGGCGGGTCCGTCCAGATGATCACCCTAAGCAGCGTCGAGGTGCAGTGATATGTCGATCACCTCAGCCAATGCCGTCCTGATGCTGTCGGTCGCAACGGTCTTCCCGACGCCGCAGCAGATCGTCGATTTCTCGGTCGACGACGCCTTCGAGATCGATCCGATCGAACCGTCCGAAGTGCGCATGGGCGTCGACGGCTACCTGACCGCGGGCTTCGTCTATGTCCCGGTGCCGCTGCGCGTGACGCTGATGGCCGACAGCCCGTCGATCACCTTCTTCGATCAGTGGTATGCGAGTCAGAAGGCGCAACAGGACGTTTACGTCGCCAACGGCATCATCCGCATGCTGTCGGTCAACCGCAGCTATGTCCTCGATACCGGCTACCTGACGTCCTACAGCCCGATCACCAATGCCAAGCGGGTGCTCGATCCGGTCCGCTATCAGATCACCTTCCGGTCGATCACGGGGGCGCCGATCTGATGGCGCGGCGTGAAACGGTCTATGTGGTTCCCGAAGACGGCGGCCGCGACAAGGGCAAGCGGTTTCATCTGACCGAAATGCCGGCGAAAAAGGCCGAGGCGTGGGCGATACGGCTACTGATGGCGATGGCCCGGCACGGCGTGCCGATCAGCGATGCGCAACGCGACGCCGGCCTCGCATCGCTCGCCGAATTCGGCCCGCAGGCATTGCTGACGATCCCCTGGGAAGACGCCCAGCCGCTGCTGGAAGAAATGATGTCCTGCGTCGAGTACTATGTCGATCCGAAGCAGCCGATCTATCACCGGCCGCTGACGCCGGACGAAGATGAAATCGACGAGGTCACGACCCGCGTCGCGCTGCGCTATGAGGTGTTCAAACTGCATACGGATTTTTCGCCGGCCGTCGGCCCCTCAACCTCCGACACTTCGGGGATGACGGCGCGGGCGGCGTGACCTTCGCGCAGTATCAGAACGTCCCGCCGGCGATCGGCCTGGTGATTTCCGCGCGGCTGGCGACGATCGTCGAACTCGATACCGTGCTCGGGGCGGAAGATCTCTACATGCTGCTGGAAATCATCGCGGTCGATGCGCACAACGAACGCGCCGCGGCCCGGCGCGCGCAGCAGGCCCGCTGATGGCGTTCACGGCGTGCCGACACACTTTCGTATGTCCTGACCGCTGGAATCCGGGTTACAGACCCGTTCCGAGGCACTGCGATCAGTAGCTACCGGCCCTATAGACCGGCCCGGGCACTATAATGCATACCCGGAATGGGATGAAGCCCCTTGGCGTTCACAGCGAAAATAATCACCCCAACATTTGTGCTCGGCAAGAAGCCCCTGCCGGTCGGCGTATCCGGCGCTGACAGCCCGATGGGGGTCTTCGACGGGACGAACAGCAACACCGTCACGCTGACCGGGATCCGTGCGCATGTCGACGTCGATATCGGCAACGGGCGGGCGATCGCCGCGGCGCAGTGCCGCTTCTACGGCCTGACGCTTGCGATGATGAACCAGCTATCGGTGACGAACCTTCAGTTCCAGGGGCAGAACACCTATCCGAACGCGCTGCGCGTCGAAGCCGGCGATGCCGAACGCGGCATGGCGCTGGTGTTCAACGGCTTCGTCTTCGAGAGCTACATCGATGCGATGAATCAACCGGACGTCGCGCTGTGTGTGCAGGCGAATGCCGGCGGCCTGGCCGCGGTCGCGCCGTCAAATGTGCTGAGTTACCGGTCATCCGTTGATATCGCGACGATCGTCGGCGACGTCGCCGAACGCATGGGCTGGTCTTACGAAACCAACGGCGTCAGCGTGATCCTGCAACGCCCCTACCTGTGGGGCTCGCCTATGTCGCAGCTTGAACAAGCCTGCCGCGCGGCGAACGTCGAATACACCGTCGACAGCACGACGAACCCGAATACCCTTGCCATCTGGCCGAAAGGCCGCGGCCGCGGGACGACGATCCCTCTTGTGTCGCCCCGCACCGGCATGGTGGCATCCCCGCAATTCAGCGCCAACGGCATCAGCGTCACGACCGAATTCAACCCCGCGATCCGTCACGGGCAATACGTCCAGGTCGAGTCGATGATCGTCAACGCGTCGGGGAAATTCTATGTGCAGGGCGTGCATCATACCCTTGATGCCCTTGCCCCGGGCGGCGCCTGGTTCACCACGCTGACCTGCACCTATCAGCCTGACACCAAGCCCGGGGGCTAGGATGGCTGCAACCGTCATCGACGCCCTTGTCGTCACCCTTAGCCTGAACGGCAGCCAGTTCCGGCAGGGCTCGGTTCAAGCGCAAGAGCAACTGAAGAAGACCGAAAATCAGGCGCGTCGCTCGGCCGGCAACATCGAGAAGTCAGCCGCACAGGCAACCGAATTCTTCCGCAAGCTACGCAATCAGGTCGCCGCACTGTCGGCGGCCTATTTGTCGTTTTCCGGGATCCGCGCCTGGACGGAACGGCTGAACCAGCAGGATGCGGCGCTGGGCCGGTCGGCCGCGGCGATGGGGGCGACAACCGAAGGCGTCGCGGCGCTGGGGGCTGCCACCGAACGCGCCGGCGGCAGTGCCGCCGACATGACGGCCACGATGCGGCGCATGGCGACCCAGGTTCAGGAATTGTCGCTGTACGGCACGTCGGACCTGGTGCCCTTCCTGACCCGGCTGAACATCAACATCGCCCAGTTCATCCGCGCCAAGCCCGAGGAACGGATGCGGCTGCTGAACCGCGCGGTGCAGGGCATGGACCCGCAGCGCGCGCGGGCGATCCTCGAAGGCTTAGGCGGCCTGTCCGAAGGTGTCGCTAACCTGGTGCTGCTGCCGACGCAGCGGTTCGACGACCTGATCCGCAAAAGCGCTGAACTGAACAAGGTCACGCGCGAAGACACCGAAGCGGCGATCAAGCGCAAGAATGTCTGGCTGGACTTTACCGACAGCCTGAACAACGCCTTCCGGCCGATCCTGACCGCGATCACCCCGCTGCTGGTCGAGATCGGCGAGCAACTGACCGGCTGGGTGCAGGACAGCCGCGACTGGCTGAAGACCGGCATCGTCGAGGCCGTCCGCGACTTCCGCGACTACCTGAAGACCATCGACTGGAAGTCCATCCGCGACGGACTGCGCGACTTCGCCGCCAAGGTCGAAGAAATCCGCAAGGCCGTCGGCATCGAATGGAAGACCGTCATCGAAGTCGTCGGCGCGCTATGGCTGGCGCGGATCACCGGTCTGACCGGCGCCGCGGGGCTGCTTCTTGGCGCGCTACGGCTTGTCGCCGGCGTTGTCCCCGTCGCCGGCAGCATCCTGGCCCTGCTGGCATCCCCAGCGGTCCTGGCGGCGATCGCTGCAATCTATGCGATGCGGCCGAAGCCGCTGAACGAAGGCGAAGACGAGTTTCTGAAACAGCACCGGCTGAAGTCGCCGGAAGATCAGGCGCGGTCCGGTGATCCGTCGACCTGGGTGCCGCCGCCGACCACAAACGCCGACGATACATGGCTCGGCAAGCTCTACGAGAAGTGGTACGGCCACAAATGGTCGCAGCGGAAGACCGATGCGGACTTCGATCGCGAAGCCGGCGGCCCCGAGGCGTCGTCCGGCACCATGGGGCCGCTGGCCGAACTGCTGGCCCGCGGCGAAGCCGGAAAGGCCGGTTACAACGCGGTCAACCGCGGCGCGCTGGGCGGTTATGCGGCCGGGATGGAAAACCTCGCCAACAAGACCGTCGCCGAAGTGATGGCCGACCAGGCGGCGGGCCGCTACAACGCCGCCGGTCGCTATCAGATCATCAAAGGCACCCTGAAGTCCGCCGTTGAAGCCTTGGGCATGACCGGGCGCGAGAAGTTCGACAAGGCGACTCAGGACCGCATCTTCGAGCAATACCTGATCGGCATTAAGCGCAAGGAAGTCGCCGACTATGTCTTCGGCCGGTCGAACGACCTGGGCGCCGCCCTGCTCGGGGTCTCGAAGGAATGGGCCTCGGTCGCTGATCCGCGTACCGGGCGCAGCTATTACGACAAAGACGGAATCAACCGTTCGTCGATCACGTCCGGCGAAGTCGCTGACCGGCTGAACCGCATGCGCGAAGCCCAGGCCCTGACCCGGCAGGCGCCCTACGGCAGCGGCCGCTGGGACAGCCCGGCCGCCGGCGGGCCGTCCGCCACAGAAGTGCATGTCAACGGCCCGATCACCGTCAACGGGGCGAAGGATGCCGATGCGACGGCGAAGATGCTGACCGCGGCACTGCACAAGCGGGTGGGTGATCTGATGGCGTTCAACTACGGGCTCGCCTGATGGCCGGCGGCCTGCCCGCGCTGATCAATGCGGCGAACACCGCGCAGTTGCTGTTTGCCGATGCGCGGCTGATCGCGAACCTGTTCGGCCCGCCGGCCTGGGGGCTGTATCTGAACGGCCAGCAGGTCATTCAGCCGGACGCGATCCTCGATATCGAAGTCCGCGCCGACTGGCGGGTGTCCGATTATCCGCAGGAGCAGGGCGCGTTCGCGTCCTACAACAAGGTCGCCGAACCCTGGGATGTGCGCCTGCGCTTTGCGAAAGGCGGCGCGCTGACCGGCCTGCCGGGGCTGCTCGGGCGGCCGATATCGTCGGCGCTGGGGCTGACCGGCGGGCCGGACGTCGCCGGCACCCTGCAAACCCTGACGGCGCTGGCGGGCACAACGACCCTGGTCGATGTCGTCACCCCGCAGCAGACATTGACCTCGATGACGGTCGAGCATTTCGACTACCGCCGCAACGCGGCATCGGGCGTGTCGCTGCTGACCGTCGATGTCTGGCTGCGTCAGATCCGGGTCACCGCGGGCGCGGCCTTTACCAGCACCACCGCGACGCCGTCGGGGGCGGATGCCGCATCGACCGGGTCCGTGCAGCCGCAAACCGCCGATAACTTTGACCCGGCAAACGTCGTCGAGACCTGATGCTGATCATCCCGATCCGTGACGTCTATGCGCAGTCCGTCGACGTCACCGTCGGCGGCCAGGCGTGCACCCTGCTTCTGCGGCAGAAGTCGACCGGCTTTTTCTGCTCGCTCTATGTCGACGGCACGCTGATCATCGGCGGCGTCATCTGTCAGAACCGCAACCGGATCGTGCGCGATGCCTATCTGGGCTTTGTCGGGGACTTCGTGTTTTTCGACACGTCCGGCGCCGGGGCGGATCCGTCATCACCGGGCCTGGGGACGCGGTTTCTGCTGTTCTACCTCGATCCGGCAGACATCCCATGAGCGACGCGGGCATCGGCTATGCCGGCACCGGCGATGCGACGTCGGATGTCTCGGCGATGCAGTTCTTCGTTCGCTCTATGCTGGCACGCGTGCGCACGACGATCCTGGTGCGCGTCCAGGCGGTCAGCACCGCAGGCGGCCTGTCACCGGCCGGCACGGTCGATGTCCTGCCGCTTGCGAACCAGCAGGACGGGGCGGGCAATATCGTGCCGCACGCGACGATCTACGGCTGCCCCTATTCGCGCATGCAGGGCGGGGCGAACGCGATCATCCTCGATCCGCAGGTCGGCGACATCGGCATCTGCTGCTTCGCCGATCGCGACATATCGAGCGTCATTGCCAATAAGGGGCCGGCGAACCCGGGCAGCCGGCGGATGCACGACATGGCCGACGGCCTCTACGTCGGCGCCTGTCTGAACGGCACGCCGTCGCAGTTCGTGCAGTTCAACAGCAGCGGGATCACGCTGACCAGCCCGGTGCAGGTGACCATCAACGCGCCGCTGATCGCACTGAACGGCCAGGTGACGCAGACACAGGGCACCGCGGCGACCGGGGCTGTGTCGCTGCAAGGCCCGGTGTCGGTCACCAACGATCTGACGGCGTCGGGCACATCGGTGCACACGCATCACCACGGCGGCGTGCAGACCGGCGGCGGCACCACGGGGGTACCGATATGAGCGCGACGATATACCTCGACCCGTCGGCGTGGGACCTGGTCATCGATGCGACCGGCAGCATCGCTATGGCGTCCGATCCCTACAGCCTGGCGCAAGATGCCGCATCCGCGGTGCGCGCGTTCGAGGGCGAGGTTTGGTACGACACGACGGCCGGCGTGCCCTACTGGACGCAGATCCTGGGTCACCCGGTGCCGCTGTCGCTGATCCGCGAAGCGATCCGCACCGCCGCGCTGACCGTGCCCGGCGTCACCGGGGCGGCGGTCTATTTCGACGGCCTGGCCGATCGGCGGCTGACCGGGCAGGTACAGGTCAGTGGCGCGACCGGGACCGCGGCTGCGACGTTCTGATGTCCGGCAGCACTTCAGTCCCGCAGCCGACCTTCGGGCCGACCGGCTTCGTCGCGCCCGCGGAATCGGACATCCTGACCGGGCGGCAGGCGGATTTCGATGCCGCGTTCGGCACAACCCTCAATCACAGCCTGACCACGCCGCAGGGGCAGCTTGCGTCATCGGACGCGGCGATCATCGGCGACTGCTACGATCAGTTCACCGCCTTAGCGAACGGCGTCGACCCGGCCTACGCCGCCGGGCGGATGCAGGATGCGATCGGGCGGATCTACTTCATCAGCCGCATCCCCGCCGCTGCGACCGTTGTCCAGGCCGCCTGCACCGGTGCGACCGGCACCGTCATCCCGGTCGGCGCGCTGATCCGCGATGCCGCCGGCAATCAGTATGCGGCGACCGCCGGCGGCACGATCGACGGCACCGGCACGATCACCCTTGCCTTCGCCTGCACGGCAACCGGCGCGATTGCCTGCCCGGCGCAGACCTTCACCATCGTCCGCGCGATCCCCGGCTGGGACACCGCAATCAGTTCGGCCGCCGGCACCGAAGGCAATGACGTCGAAACCCGCGACGCCTTCGAGCTGCGCCGCGCGCAATCGGTCGCCGTCAACGCGTTAGGCACCATCCCCGCGATCACCGCGGCCTTGCTATCCGTCCCGGGCGTGCTGGATGTGTTCGTCACCGACAATTCGACCGGATCGCCGGTGACGACGGGCGGCGTGACGATCGCCGCGCATTCGATCTACGCCGCGGTCACCGGCGGCCTGGCCGCGGATGTCGCCTTCGCGCTGTGGAAGAAAAAGCCGCCCGGCTGCGGCTACACCGGCAACACCACGGTGACGGTGCTCGATACGATATCCGGCTACAACAGCCCGCCGTCCTATTCGGTGACGTTTCAGATCCCGACGCCGACGACGATCAAGTTCGCCGTCTCGATCGCCAACGGATCGACCGTTCCCGGCGATGCCGCGGCGCAGATCCAGGCGGCGATCATATCGGCGTTCTCAGGCGGCGACGGCGGCCCGCGGGCGCGCATCGGCAGCACGATCTATGCGTCCCGCTTCTATGCGCCGGTCGCCGCACTCGGATCATGGGTGCAGATCATCTCGATCCAGGTCGGCACGACGACGGCGAACCTCAATGACGTCGTCATGAACATCAACCAGGCGCCTGTCACCTCGGCGCCGAACATCACTGTCACGCTGGTCTGATGGAAAACCCCGATGCGACAGTCATGTCGCAGTTCGGAAACAGCAACATCATCCTGTCGCTGATCCGATCCTTCAACACCGCGGTCGATCCCGCCCCGCTGATCGATGCCTTCTACCTGCATGTCTGGGACATCCTGACCGCGAACGACTACGGCCTCGACGTCTGGGGCCGCATCGTCGGCGTGCAGCGGGTGTTTCAGGTCGCGGCTGATAAGTACTGGGGCTATGCGGAAGCGGGCACGATCAGCGCTGATCCCTACGGGCAGAGCCCCTTCTACAACGGCGCGGCATTGACGTCGAATTACCGGCTGTCGAACGAAACATTCAGGACGCTGATTCTAGCCAAGGCGGCGGCGAATATCTGCGACGGATCGACCCCGGCGATCAACGCGATCCTGATGGCGATGTTCCCGAACCGCGGCGACGCCTGGGTGGGCGACGGGCTGAATA